TTGGTCATTGTTAACAATGACTGGCGACTTTGCTGGGTCTTCGGGAAATTTGGTGGTTTTCGAGATGTAAACCACCAAAAACAAGATTCCCAAAGTAATGACAATCAGGTTTAGCTTTCTAATGCCATTCATCTTTCTCTCCAATTTCCCTTAAATGTGCCGTATATACCATGACTCATTATATGAGTCAAACTCTTAATTAGGAAGGAATTATTTTTATGGGAGAACCCATTTTTCCCAAGTCCAAAGAGGACTCTGTTTGGCGAGGTCAGTATAAATCGCTCAAAGAATACTACGAATGTGAATATGACCCAAAGTATTTTTCTTTCGACAAGTACCAATTGGAAATCGACCCCGACGAGCCGAAGGAACATGCCGATACTTATGACGAGATACGACGCCAGAAAGAAATTATCAAGTGTTGTAATAGCTTTGCGTACTTTTGCCACAAATATGTAAAGATTCTACACCCGATGAAGGGGTTGATTCCTTTTATTTTGTACAAGTACCAGCACAAAGTTATCAATGACTACAACAACCACAGATTTAACATAATTAGCAAGTTCCGTCAAGGTGGATTGACCACCGTAACTCTTTTGTGGGGTCTATGGCGGTGTTTGTTCCAGCTAGACCAGCAGATCATGTTGCTTTCCAAGGCTGATAAAGAAGCTACGGATATTGGCATGATTATTGACCGTGCCGTGGAACACTTACCGGCATGGTTGGCACCCGATAAAAAGGCTGGTAAATGGAATGACCACTTGAAAATGTTTACCGAAACTGGTTCAGCAATTAAGTTCCACTCCCCGGTTTCTGCCCGTGGTAAAGCCGTTACATTTTTGATCGTTGACGAAGCGGCCTTTATTCCAGACATGGAAACTCATTGGAAAGCTATGTGGCCAGTACTTTCTACTGGTGGTTCTTGTACGCTTATTTCCACGGTTAATGGTATCGGCAACTGGTATCATCAAGTTTACGTTGAAGCAAAAGAAAGTCTCAATAGGTTTCACATCATTGATTTGGATTATTGGGAACACCCAGATTACAACAATACCGATTGGGTTGCGGAACAAAAAGCCCAGCTTGGCGAAAAGGGCTTCTTGCAGGAAGTTTTGCGTGAGTTCCTTGGTACAGGCGATACTTATTTCTCGACCAAGATTATTCGTCAACTTATGGAGCAAACGCTCAACAACAATCCCAGCCGTAAATTATTCCCAAAATGGGCCAACAAAACAGGTTTTGTTTCACATATCGAAAAGGATGACAACCGGGGTGCGTTGTGGATGTGGAAGGAACCCGTTGACGGTCATGAGTATGTCATCGGTGCGGACTGTGCCGAAGGTCAGGGCGAAAATAACGACAATAGCGCATTCCAGATCATTGATACTGCCACGCTAGAACAGGTTGCCGAATTCTATTCAAATACTGTCGAGCCACACGTTTTTGCCCAAATTTTGAATGAGCTTGGCGTTTATTACAATAATGCAATTGTGGCCGTAGAAAATATGGGTCCGGGCGGTGCCGTCCTGAGCAATTTACAACATACGTTGTTCTACGAAAATTTATATTACGAAGACACGAAAGGCAAATCAACGAAGCCGGGCATTAAGATAAATCAAACGAATAGACCTATTTTCTTGGAATCCTTGCAAAATAGATTGACCAACGAAACTATCCGAGTCAACAGCATTCGATTTACTAATGAATTAGGTACGTTTGAATACAATCCAATCACAAAGAAGGCGCAAGCCCAAAAGGGTAAACACGATGATTCCATCATGGCTATGTGCATAGCCCTGTTGGTTCGTGATTCTATGCTTCGAGATATACCTATCGGGGCCGAAATTCCAAAAGAAATTTTGTCGAGCGTCAAAACTCAAGTATATGAAGAGATTAAGCGAGAATTGCTGGAAGGAAAGCCAGAGGATTTGCTTGCCGAAGATGAAGATGTAGACCTTCTTGGCGTAGATAAAGAAACAATACTTCCGGGTGTTGTCTTTGACACAAGAAGAAGAGGAGACAAATTGCTCAGAGAATTTGGATGGGCTATAATTCCTCCTATCTTGTTTTTAGAAAACAACTTATGTCAAATTTTAGAATCATTTACTAATTGAATCTCTATCTGATTTTTACTTTTCAGAAAAAAGGAATGAAATGTCATTTGCGAACTTCGTAGAAAAGAAAACTAGCTATAAGCCTCCGGGTTTATCTCTGGATAATTACAAAGAAAAGTTGTCTGAGCATGTATTTTCTTTGCAAAAAACTGGAGGCTTATCTAGACACTTTCTAAATCTTCCGAAAATTGAACGCTTGTTGCATGAAATCAATTACCCAGACAAGGAGAGATTTCTTGTTTCTATTACTACTGGGAATACCACTAAAATTCGCAAAATATCCTTGGAGTTCAATGATTGGTCCAAACAGCGTACTTCCAAAAGCATTAATGAATTACAAAATTATTTGGCGAGATTGAAATCCTTCCTTTATTTTGACAAAGAGTTGGGGATAGACGATGCCAAATCAATAATTGAATCTAAACTGAAAGAGACGGAATTTGAGGCCAAGGCTGTGTTGCAAAACATAGATTCCATAATCAGATTATCTGATTGGGGACACATGGATATTGTCGTGGAACCAATATTTGAAGGTTCCGGCGATCTGGTAGCAGACGAATTTAAAGTCTGCGTAGGCGACAACCATTTTGTTTATGCAAAGACCACGACTGGACATGAGATTAAAAATTTGGAAATAAATGAATCGCAGGTTATTGAATCTCAAAAGCTACTTTGGTTGCAAAATAAAATGAATAAAGGGGTCTTTAAGGAATTCGTAAAGTTGTATTTTCTTCAACCAAAGAAAAAGAGAGCTATTTTTGAACAAATGAAAAAAGATTTAGCTCTAGGGCGACCTGTATCTTTCCCTGCCCACATCACTCTTTACGAAAATAGACCGGAAGCTGATGAAAAAGAAGATTTATGGAAAGTTAAAATGGAAAGAAAATATTTGGCTGAGAACTCAAATAACTACGAAGTTTTGGGGGACGATGTTCCATTCCGCTGGCTAGAAATGGTAGGCAATGATGAAAAATAACACAAATGAATCCAAAGAATATCTGGTCAACGCTATAAAGAATTTACCAAACGATTTCGCCCTAAGTGACGTGCGATTTCACCTTAAAACCGCTTTGAGCAAACTTGAATCGGTGGAAGCCAAACGTGCCAATCGAGAAGCACAACAAACAACCGGCAATAATTGGGTCATGGTCAATAACGAATTGATGCATCCAGAGATTGCCAAGAAAGTAATTTCTCAATTGGATGCCATGATAGGTGCCGAAAAGTTGCGACTCGAAGAATACCGAAAAAAGAAAGAACCTAAAGATGGAGACGAAGATATTCAGGCACTTTTTGGTTGAAAGCGGCAAAATAAAGAGAGATTATTCTTCTGTCCAACTTAATGTGCCAGATAGACTTGCTGATGAAATTATTTCTTGGGGATATGACAACATACCTGAGAAATATGTGTTTTCTAATCCAGACAGGCCGTCGTTCGGTCGTGAAGACAACATTCACATAACCGTACTTTACGGGATTTTAGACAGATATAAAACAATTGTTGTTGATTTGTTGAAAAATATCAAACCATTCACAGTGCGGCTTGGCAAAATGTCTTTATTTTCTAACGACGTATTTGATGTTTTGAAAATAGATGTTGATAGTCCCGATCTACATTACATCAATTCCATCTTAACTAAGAACTTAGATGTTGTCCAGACATACCCAAAATATATCCCGCATGTGACAATAGCCTATTTAAACAAAAACAAAGGCGGAACATACAAAGGGCTTGAAGAATTTAATGGTGAAAAATTCCAAATAAATAACCTGATATTCTCTTCTAAAGATGGCACGAAACACGAAATTAAATTAGGAGCAAGCAATGCGTAAAGATTGGAATGGCATAATGAAGGTTTTGGAAATAGAACAAGTCCGCAATGGTAAGGTTCTTTGGTCCAAGAAAAACCTCTACAATACTCTCCATGCAGAAGGCGAAGCGTATTTCTTAAAGGCGCTTTTCAGAAACCCCGGCGACGGAAGTATACCTCCCCAATTTTACTACTTAGGATTGGATGCTAGAATCTCATTAGATATTTCTGATACAATGACTTCTCTTTTGGATGAACCTAATTCAAATGGTTATTTCAGACAAGCCGTAAGTTCTAAGCCAGATCAACCTACCGGATGGTATATTACTGCCAATGAAGGATACAGCAAAGCTCTTGGTTCAATTGTGACCTTTAGTGCTGCCGGTGGTTCTTGGGGGCCAGTATCGACGTTGTTCTTGACAACTCAGAATAATAACGATGGAGTTTTAATATCAAGTGTTTCGCTATCCGAAGAAGCCTACCTAGATAGCGGCGATGCTATCAATGTTAAAATGGCTATGACTTTGAGGGATTGTCCACTTCCATAAATCTCGTTATTAAGCGGCTAATGTTTTAAGCATCATTTCATATGGCACAATTTGAATGTAATGTATTATGTCATAATAAATCGGCTTATGAACCTTGTTGAATTCTCTGTAAAATAGGCATTCTGCCCCGCCGTCATCTGCATCAAGAAGTTTTTTCTCCGAATTTTGGCCA